TCGTTCGAGTAGTGGAAGCTACTGCATTGGTCTCTAAGCGTTCAATACCCTGTTTAATAAATAGGCTAACACTAGGGTTTGCCATTAACCTACTGCAATCAACATGGGCGTGCTTAGGTATCTTCCCTGTCTTGGTTAGAGCAACATCATAGACTTGCATATAACATTCAATCTGACTTCCCAACTTGCCCTTGATGATGAGATCACAAAAGGCTCTCTGTTTCATGGTCAACTTGGTCTTATCTTTTACCAGTTTGAGGTTAGGTTTTTCGTCTGAGGTTTTATCTTTATCCATGAGAAATATTATCTACCAGTTAGCTAGATTTGGTAATGCTCACATTGTGCAATCTATTATGATTAGACAATGATGATAACTTGAATTAAGATATGCACATGACAACGAATATAGGACAATTTATCGAACAGCACTAATCAGCTATGCCTAGCCTATTCATGATGACTTGAGGATTGGAGGTCGAAGAGGAAACTCTTATGAATGGGAAAGTAGATAGGCGAGGAGGTCTCTAGATTTACCTCTTTAACTCACAAAAAGCGTACCTTTAGATTGGGTCTAGGAAATCATCCTACTCCATGAAGCGTAAAACGATATTCGAAGAAACTGATGACAGTCCTCCAACTGTCTCTGAATTAACAGACTGAATGAGAATCCTATTTTTGGGGTTCAAGAAACAGACCTTGGAGGGTCTTAACATTATGAAAATTTTGTATAACATTTTTTATGATGATGATAGTGGTGATGGTAAATATCATGTAGCAACAACCAACGATTTAAAGCGATGGCTTGTTGAACATAATTCAGAACGAGAAAAAGGAGATCAAGAAAAGATTGATGACTTTGTTATCGAAGAAACTACTGATAACTATATTTACTGAAATATAAACCAACTGACGATGACCTTTGAGATAAGGTCGAAACTTTAAACCAGTAAGCAGAAATGCTCTGACCCTTTCGAGGGAGTCTTGGTAATTACTGGTAAATAATATTTATTGGTAATTGAAATTAACTTGAATCATTACAAAAAAGATGGAGGTCTTTATTATGAAACCAAGTCAAGCATTACTGTCTATCAAGGCAGTTTTAAAAGGGTCTAATACTCCGTTTCTTTTAGGAGGAACTGGTATTGGAAAAAGTGCAATTGTTCGAGCATATGTCGATGACATTGCTGAGGATAGAAAGGTGGTCGTGGATAAGATTAATCCTACTCAAAAAGAGTTTGGATTTATTGATTTCAGACTGTCGTTGTATGAGTCTGTTGATTTAGGTGGTTTGCCTTATATCAACGATGCGAATGAACAGAAGAGAGCCTTTTTGGGTAATCTTCCTGTTAGTGGTGAGGGTATTTTATTCTTCGATGAATATGCCCAAGCACATAATTCGATACAGGCTATCTGTGGGCAATTGCTGTATGAGGGAAGAATAGGAGACTATTCATTGCCTAAAGGTTGGAAAGTTATCTGTGCTGGTAATAGGGCAACTGATAGGGCTGGAAGTAATAAACTTCCTAGTCATGTGGTTGGTCGTTGTACCATGATCGATTTCGAGCATAGCACTGATGACTGGTTAGCATGGGCAAGTAAGAATGATATCTGTTCTGACATCTTGGGATTTATAAGTTTTCAGCCCGAATTGTTGAATGACTTTGACCCCAAGATAACAACTCCACAGCCTAGTCCAAGATCATGGGCAAGGTTAAGCGATACTCTCAAAATTGACCCTCCAAAAGAAGTTTTGCAATTGATCGTGCAAGGCGATATTGGAGAGAGAGCATCGATTGAGTTTATGTCATTCTTATCTCTAAAAAATGATGTTCCCAACTTGCAAGATATTTGCGAGGGAAAGGATGTCGAGGTTGTTGATAGTGGTGGTCTCTGCTATGCAACTGTATGTGCATTAGTGACTGTTCTTAAAGAAGTAGGCGATGATAAATTGCATGACTACTTTGCTAATGCCCTTGATTACATTGAGAAATTTCCTACACCCGAATTTGGAATTTTCTTCGTAAGGTCTCTTGTTGGGGCAAGAGATGATGTGGTGGATTCTGCAAGATATGGAGAATTCAAAATCAAGAATCAAGACTTAGAAGTCTAAGTTTTGGGGAGGGCAGAATTTATATTTACTGGTTAAATATATTTTCTGCTCTGCTGTCATGAGTTTTTTTTACTCATCTGAGGAGATCAATTAAGATCGAAACAGCAATTTCTAATAAAGAATGGAGGTTCTTATTATGGAAAAATTAACTAATACTCTGTCTGAAAATGCAGTGTTGGTTCGCATGACTGCGAAACATCCTAGTGGTATCAGAACAGATAAAGCGTTAAAGCGTAATCTAGCAATAGAGACTGAGGTTTCTAGTGAGAGATTACTAGGTGTTTCTAAGCACATTTTTGGCGAGGATATTAACAAATATTTTCGTTCAATCTTGAATGAGTTTAGAAATAGTTTTTACTATCCTATGACTTTGCCTTGGGCAGATAATTCTACTGATTGGGATAACAAGGTTGTTAGTGGGTGGCGTTTATGCCCTAACTCTCAACTGGAATCATTGCAAAATGCAGTAGATGAAGCCAAGCAAAAATGGGATAAAGAAGTAGATGGATTTCTTAAAAGCTACCCACAAAAAATGGAACAAGCTAAAAGAAATCTTGGTAAAGCGTTCAATGAATGTGATTATCCAACTTTCGATGAACTTAGATCAAAATTTAGGTTCGATTTCGAGATATCTACTGTTCCCCAATATGGCTCTGACATTCGTTTGAATGTATCGGAAAAGTTAAGGTCGAAGATAGAAAACGATGTAAAGAATAGACTCAACAATAATATCAAGAATGTCTTGAAAACTACTGTTGATGCTGTTCTTGAACAGACTGATCACTTAGCGAAAAAATTGAGAGAATATGACCCTAAACAGAAACAAAAAGGTTTCTTTAATGCTTCCAGTTTTAAAGCACTGGAAAAATTAACAGGGTCTTTACCAAATATCAATTCTGATATTTTAGGTAATGATCAAGATATCGCTGACGCTCATCAAAAATTGGTTAGCGTTGTTGCAACTTTCAATGGTTATAACAATGGCATTGACTCTCTGAGAGAGGATGATGCTTTAGCTGATCAAAAGAGAAAAGACTTAGCTGATCAATTAGAAGAGTCTGCTGACTCTCTAAAAGGTGGATTCTTAGGAAGAGCCTTTGGAGGGAAAAAAGATGACTAATTTAGCAACTGTAAATGAGCCACAATTGGCTCACGATTACATAGTTAAGGCGAGAGCAAAATTAATGAAAGGTAATGTGGGCATGGCTTCCATGCTCTTACACCTTGATTTAATTGAGGTCGATAAGTCTAAGTGCGAAACAATGGCAACTGACGGAAAAGTAATTTATTACTTTCCTCCTTTTGTCTTGGGTCTAAGCGAAGCTGAACTTCAAGGTGTCTTGGTTCATGAAGCATTCCATGTGGTTTATGAACATCCTTTGAGAAGAGGAAAGCGACATCCTAAAGTTTGGAATATAGCGTGTGATTATGTAATCAATGCCTACATATACTGGGATTTAAAAATGGAACTACCCATGGGTGGTTTACTAGATCATAAGTATAAAGGCATGACTGCTGAAAAGGTTTACTCAATCTTGGTAAAAGACGAGGAAGCCTTGGAAGATGCAATTAATCAGATTAATCAACAAAAACCTAATGGAGAAAACTCTGACGAAGAGCAAGATGCTCAAAGTCAAGGTCAAGGTGGCGATGAAGAGTCTGATGAAGAGGGTACAAGTGACTCTCAATCTGCTGATGAAATTTCAGATACCAGTCAAGAAAATATTTCTGAGACTGGAACTGGAACAGATTGGGATGAACTACCCTCTGCAATTGGCGAGGTTTGGGATGCTACTTCTGAAGATGGAACACCTTTAAATGATGCAGAAATGCAAGAATTAAAAGGTGAGATTCAACGAGCAATTTCTTTAGCTGATAAGTTAGAGGTTGCTATGAGTAGCACTGGTTCATCTAATGGTCTTGGTTCTGCTGATGCGAATAAAGAAGTAAAGGTAGATTGGAGAGATCAACTTAATGATCTTTTACAGTCCTCTGTTGCTGATGACATTTCATGGGCAAGACTTAATAAGAGACATCAATTTAGAGGTATTAATTTACCTAGTAAAGCGAGGTCTCCTCAAGGTGGTGAACTAGCCATTGTGATTGATACCAGTGGGTCTGTTTCTCAATATGAACTGGATATGTTCGCAACTGAGATACAGGCTATGGCTGAGGATTGTGGTCTTGATAAGATTAGAGTCTGCTATTGCGATACTGTGGTTCGTAAGAATCAACAAGGCGAGTGGTGGGATATCTATGAGTTAGATCAAGGCGAGGACATTCAGCTAACTGTTCGTGGAGGAGGTGGAACTTTATTTGACCCTCCTTTTAATTTGTTCAATGACTTTTCAGATGATGTAGACGAGGTACAAGCCATTGTCTATTTCACTGATGGTTGGGGAGAAGTTAGCGAAGAGGTCGAGCCTAATGTTCCAGTCTTTTGGGCAGTCACTGAGAAAAGCAGTTATTCAGAAAACCTAGCCTTTGGCGAGGTTGTGTATGTTGATACTGCTGACTTCTATCACTAGAAGCGATTTAAGAGGGGGGTATTTTGGGGGTCACTAGACCCTTGACCCTCCTCTTATTTGTTCTCTATGGCGATCTCACGAGGTCGATTTTGGCAATTTCTGTCTGAAAATGTGTATTTTCACTGATGATGACTCAAAAGAGTCGAAACAGAAACTTAACTTAACTGACCTTGGAGGGTCGAAATTATTATGGAAGAATTAATAATTAAGCAGACTTGTTTTTATAAAGTAAAAGTAAATTCTGATGATCTTAAAAAAGATAGAGTATTAGAAAATATTAATACTCATCCTGTAGAACTTTGTAGAAATTCAGAACTACTGGATATTATTACTGTTGTTAAGGAGAACTGAGCAACTGGGTGGCGAGAAATATATTACTGGTAAATAATATTTTTCTTGCTACCTCTGTTCACTGGTGTGTGCCAGTGCTGATGATTCCAAAAGGATGAAACAGAAACTTAAACTTATTCAATTACTTTGGAGGTAAATTATGAATAAAGAAATGGAAAAAGTCTTTTCAGAAATGGGAAGCAAGTATGGGATTGATATGAAAGGTAAAACTCCTATTGGAGAATTGCCTAATATCATGAGCAAGGCTGACTGGTTGTTAGTCTCATGTTTTTTGAAATACCCTAATGGTGTTCCAAAAGATTTAGTGATAACTACTCTTAAAGATTTTGCGATTGAGACAATTGCAATTGAGGTTGTTAATACTAAAGGAAATCATTTGATGATGTGCAATAGCAGTCATTTATCTGATGCAACTATTCAAAGCATTTTAAAAGATGTTGAAATTGCCTTGCATAAAAGAGAGGTGAAATCATGAGTGATCTTAAAAGGTATGTATTTGAAATGGATTTCTCTTCTACTGAAAGATGCGAGGTAGTCGCTGAATCTGAGGAAGATGCTGTTAATTTAATGTTAAGCAGTGATTTTTCTGATGATGCTAGTAAATCTTGGGAGGAAATTAAATCTCAAGGTGGAGACTATGAATTAGTTAGTGTGTCTGATGAAGAGGAGATGAAATTATGAGTGCTAGTATTCAGACGAAACATCTAAAGTCTTTTATTGCATGGTTGGAAACTTGCGATTATAGATATTCAATCTCATCTATGAGTGGAGGATTTGTTCATATCAAATTCTTTATTGATGAGGATGAATTAGATTAATAATAAGGCGATAGCTACTTTAATTAGTGGCTATCGCCTTTTTTTTTGGCTCAAAATAAGGTGATCTACGAGCTGTAAAATCACCTGAAGGCATAAATATTTACTGGTATATAGAATTTACTGGGTTTGCGTGGGGGGGGTATGTGTGCGTGTTCATCTCCTGATTAAAAAATATATTTGACCAGTATTCGGCTGTGGATAACTCTGTGGATAAACTGTAGATAAGTCTTGCAATCTGCAATCACCTGATATATATTGATTGACATAAGTCGATCTTGAGAGTTGCTCCCAGTTATCGACTCTAAATAACATAACTGAAATTGCATGAGTCTTGGTAGTCTGGCTCTTGAAATACAAAGGCTACTC